TAGTTTCTTTAAGTCATTTAAAAATAAATTTGAAAAAATGTCACCTTTAAAAATTGAAGGTCCAGATAAAATTGTAATAAAAGTATTTAACAAAGGCGGAAAGGTAGGAAAATAATATGACATTCCCAGATATAATGGATAAGGTAAAAGGATACTGGAGTCCAGTTAAAAGTAAATGGAGTATGCTTTCTAAAAAAGGAAAGATGCTTGTTTCTTTTGTTGGTGCTGTAGTAGTATTGTCTATAATTAATTGGATATTCTAATATGGCTTGGTTTAGTTTAGCAAAGGTTGCACTTCAAGCAGGTACGCACATCTTTAAGAAGAGACAAGAAACAAAGATGATGATGGCAGATGCACAACATCACCATGCGGCAAAGATGGCTAGAGGTGAGACAGAGTATCAAGGAAAATTATTAGAAGCAAGACAGGCGGACTGGAAAGACGAGTTCGTTTTGGTCGTGTTAACTTTGCCCATATTAGTGATTGCATATGGAGTCTTCAGCGAAGACCCAACTGCGTCTGCAAAGATAAAAGAATTCTTCGAACAGTTTCAACAGCTTCCGAGTTGGTTCACAAATTTGTGGATTCTTGTCGTGGCGAGTATCTATGGTATAAAAGGTACACAGATATTTAGAAATGGAAAAAAATAATGTATAAAATAATATTAATATTAATGTTATTGTTTGGATTAAATGCTTGTGCAGTAGGTCCGAAGTGTACATACACTCAAGAAGGAACAAAAATTTCTTCTTGGTTTTGGTTCACTAAAGAAGTTCCTGCAGATTTAAGCAAAGAAAATTGTAACTAAATAATATTCTTACAATACTTTTCTAACCATTCATGTATTGGTTGTACTCTTCTAGTGACTTCATTAACAAGACTAGTATAAAACATTCTCTCTTCTCTACTCCTAGAGAAAGCTTTCTTCATAAGTGTTTCATCTTTAACAGGTAACGAGGTAACTTCAGTTAGAAGTTTTCCATTGTTATCTAGTATTACTTTATACGCAAAGATTGTAGCTTCCCGCTTTCCAGATGCCATATTTTTTTCCTCTGTGATTTAATTATAAGAAGCAACACTACTACGAATATAGGATATCCAATAACAAAAATTATTATATTTATTAATTCATAACTTATTCCTATAAGTTTTGCTGACCAGTTAAGTATATCTACACATAAGTAGAAAACTTTATCAATAAAATTATTCAGTATCGTCAAAGACATTAGACCAATTTCCTTTCACACTTGCTTTAGTATATGCTGAAGCCCTGCCTTCAAAAAAGTTTTGGTGTTCAACTCCAATAACTTCATCCCACCAAGTAAGAGGATTATCACTCACTCCAAAATTAGGTTTCAATCCTAGTTGTAACAATCTTCTATCAGCAATATATCTATTATATTGTTTCATTTCTTCCAAGGTTAATCCTTGAACATCCCCCATTTCAAATACCAATTCGATAAACTTATCTTCATGGGATACCATTTCCCTGCAAATATCATATAGTTCTTTTTTAAATTCATCTGTCCATATACTTAAGTTCTCTTTAATAAGAGTTCTAAATACTTTAGTCATACCTTCAACATGAAGTGACTCATCACGAATACTATAATCAACAATCTTACACATACCTTTCATCTTATTAAATCTTTGGAAGTTAATAAGAATAGCAAAGCTAGAAAATAATTGTAGTCCTTCTGTAAATCCAGAATAAACTGCAAGAGCTTTAGCTACATCCTTTAAATCTTTTTTTGTTTTAACTTCCCCAGTTTTAAACTTATGTATGTAATCATGTTTAGCTGACATCTCTTCATACTTTGCGAATGCTTTGTATTCTGATTCGGGCATACCTACTGTATCAAGTAATAAAGAATAAGCATGTTGATGAATAGATTCAATGTTTGCAAACGAACCCATCATCATTCTTAATTCTGGTTTCTTAAATAGTGGTATATACTTTTCATAATAACCTGCACCAACATCAACATCTGATTGTGTGAACAATCTAAATATTTGTGTAAGTAAATTTTTTTCTGATGGTGATAGTTTTATATTCCAGTCCTTTACATCTTCATGCATAGGAACATCTTCGGGTAACCAATGCAATTGATTTTGTATAGTATAATAATCAAATGCCCAAGGGTACTCGAATGGTTTATAATAAGTTCTCTCATCAAATATTGGACTTAAGCTTCGCATGATAAACATTCCTCCTCATCTTGTTCTAGTCTTACTCGTTTAACTTTCATGTTAATATTTTCTGCACTCTTTCCTTCACGACTTCTTAAATAATATAAACTCTTTAATCCTTTCTTCCATGCTTGGAAGTGAACCTTATTAGTATATCTTAAAAAGTTATCGTGTTCTTCTTGTTTCTCTTGTATTCGTGGAGCAACAAAAAATAAATTAACTGACTGGGCTTGACAAATAAACTCTTGTCTTTTAGATGCATGTTCTATAATCCAGTTCTGGTCTATCTCATCCGCAGTTTTAAATACATCCCTTTCTAAATCAGAAAGAAATTTAAGATGTTTAACTGAACCATTGTGTTCACTAATACTTTGCCAAACTTTATCCTTATAAGATTGGTAGTCACTATCATATTCTTTCTGTAAGTCTTCAGAGTTTTCCCATTTTTGTTTTAATAAAATATGTAGTTGTCTATTCCTTACTTGAAAAGAACCATTTAAAGTTTTATGTATAAATACATTTGCTCTTATAGGTTCGATAGATGGACTAGTACCACCACAAATAATACTTGATGTAGCATTCGGAGCAATAGCAAGTAAGTGTGCGTTACGCATTCCAGTACCTTCCATGTCTGGTGCTTCACCTCTTTCTTCTGCTAACTCTATAGAAGTTTTTGTAGCTAACTCTTTTATTTGTCTAAACATTTTTAAGTTTTGACCTGTAGCTATTGGTCCTTCAAATGGAACATTTAATTTTTGTAGATAAGTATGAAAACCCATAGCACCAAGACCTAAACTTCTTTCTCTATAAGCACTATAACCTGCTTTTGTAAATCCTTCCATACCTTCTTTAACTTTCATACTCAAAACTTTTCCTTGGAAATCATATGAGAAATCATAAGTTGATTGAATAAAATGTTCAAGTACATTATCTAACATCCTTATCATATCTGGAATAAAAGTTGGAGAGGTTGACCACTCATCATACTTTGCTAGATTAACACTTGATAAACAACAGACTGCTGTCCTGTCTTCATCTGTTGGTAAAGTAATTTCACTACAAAGATTAGATTGTTTAATACTTAAACCTAATTTCTTTTGTGTCTCTGGTAAATGTTTATTAGAAGTATCAACAAAGTGTAAGTAAGGTTCACCTGTTTCATGTCTTGTTTCTAATATTAATCTCCATAATTCTCTAGCATTAATAGACTTCTTAATCTTTTTTGAATGCGGGTCTATTAATTTCCATTCAATATTCTTTGAGACTGCAGTCATAAAATCATCAGTAATATTAATTCCATGATGAAGGTTAAGACATTTTCTATTAGCATCACCACCAGAAGACTTACGCATAAATAAAAATTCTTCTATCTCTGGATGTGATATGTCCATATAACAAGCATAACTTCCTCTTCGTGTTGTGCCTTGGTTGAATGCTAACATCTGACTATCAACAACTCTCATAAAAGGAATTGAACCTGTTGATTTAGAACCATGAGAAGTAGAAGTACCATCACTTCTAACATCACCCCAGTACCCACCGATACCACCACCATTACTAGCTAACCAAATGTTTTCATCATAGTGAGAAGACAAACCTCCTCTACTATCTGGAACATAGTTTAGGAAACAAGAAATAGGTAATCCTTTTTTCGTACCTGCATTAGATAATATTGGAGAGGAAAAACCAAACCATAAATTACTAGCATAGTCATAAATTCTTTGTGCCATTTCCCAATCTGTCTTACCTCTATAAGTAGAAACATATTTAGAAGCCCGAGCAAAAGCATGTTGCGGTGATGTTTCATTCTTATCTAAATATCTATCTTGTACTGTTGCAATACCAAATGGTGTGAGATTATTATCTCTTTCTAAATCTATTTTAACTTTCATTATTTTTCTTCCTTCCATTTATTATATCCCTCCGCCCAAGTTTCTTTAGGTTGTGGCTTTTCTAATTTACGACACTCACCTGCGATTGCCATATATGCTGACCCATCTATGTAAGTATCTGGTGTTGGGTTTCCAAATTTTGCTCTTGCAATTTTTAATAGTGCCATACATATTGCTACATCATGTGCAGTAATAGGTACACCTAAATAAGCAGACCAAAGTTTGCCTATGTTCTGGTGGTTAATAACTTTATCACCATAATCATTTGCCCTTGGACCAGTTATTAATTCAATAGCTGTCTTTAGATATTCTTTAGTTATATTTTTTGTCATCTTTCATCCCTTTCATTATTATTTTTTCGAATTCTCTCATCCCAATATATGTGGAAAGTTTAGGATTGTTCTTTGCAAACCACCATATCCCTTGTGCTAGTGTTAATACTTCTCTATCTTCTGATACTAAATTAATTAATTCAATATCAATCTTCTTTGTCTTACCTATACCTGTAGGTGTAAGAACTATATAAGCTTTACCTTGTTCTAACTCTGCCATTATTTTATCCACTCCTTCGGAATTTCTTTATCACAAAATTTAAAATTATTTTTTATACACCAATCTGCATAGGTTGTTTTAGAACCTTTACTAATTTTAACTTTTGAATTTTGAAAACAAAAACGAATGTCATGTTTGGTACTATCCCTTAACCAAATATGTTTCTTTCTGTCTGAAAGTTTGAACCGCCCCTTTAATTCTACATAGACATTAGTATTAGGAAAATACAAGTCGGGAGTATAAGCCCGAAGAATACTCGGTTGTACATATTTTATTCTTTCGTGTTCATAAAAGAACTTAATCTTTTTATTTTTTAATTTTGATATAATTTCTTTTTCAAATTTACTACGATACTTTACCATCTTTTAATGCCACTTGGAATATTATTTGTACCCTTTATTATACCATCAAGTTGCTCAAAAGTCAAGTGTTCATTTTGTTTTAATTTTTTTACTACCCATTTATATGACCAAGCAGATAGTCGCACTTGATTTTGAAATACATAATGAGTTTGTTTGGGCATCATGTCCATTACATTATGAATAGTTACCTTATCTTTTTCGTGTTCTGGTAGTAGAGATTGTAACCATTCTACAATAACTTCCTTTGCTCTTCGTCTAATTCTTTTCATTTTCTTTGTGTTCATCTTTTAACCTTTATCAATTTAAAATTTGTTTCTCTATCAAAATATCTATAACTCATTCTTACTGGTTGAAACTTATAAAGATAATCAAATACAATTTTCTCATCCAAATCTTTACAAGAATAAACATCAAGTTGAACTAATGCAGGGTCATTCTCATCCCACGAATGCAACGCAATGTGTGAAGTCTCAATGATTGTAACACAGGTTAATCCTCTATTACCTTTAACATCACAATACTTTGCATATGGACCTGCAAGTATTTTCATATCTATATCTTTTATTAATTTCTTTGTCCATGTTTTAATTTCTTTTATATCTTTGGGTGGGTCTAATACTTCTGCTCTTACTAACAAGTGCTTGTGTTTCAACATAAAATTATTTTTCTATTATACTAACCTCTTCAACTTTAGGTGTCTTCTCAACTTTAGTAAAGTAAATATTACCACTCGCATATTTAAATGCTCGTAATCCTTTACCATCATTAGCATCTTTATGACACTCTACTTTATGAGAACAAAACACACATCCTGCAGGAAGTTT